CACCAGTTTGGTTAACAAATGGTGTGCCGGTTGTTGTTACAGTTAATCCGTCAAATGTTGCATCTCTATAAAAATATGTATCAGCATACACACTTTGAGACTGTCTGCGCTTCGGACGAATAATTACTCGTCTAAATTCGTCACCTTTTAGTGATATGTTTTTACTAATTCTGATCGGAAAGTCTTCTTCGTAAATACCTGTTTCAACTCTGATAAGAACCTGTTTAGCTTTAACATAATTACCTAATTCAATTTCTTCACCTGTATCAAACTCTATAGGTGATAATAATTGCATAAAGAAGGTAGTTGAGGCAGTATCTTGTGTATACGTAACAATACGTCCAATTGCTGCTGTGCGTTTACCTCTTAACACTTTACCAGGTATAGCATCAACATTGCCGGTTGATGTTTGATCTAATTCACCAGCAGTACTATTTGTAAGTTCAAGAGCATATCTATTACCAAATGCAACGTCTGCCGCTGTAGGTGAGTCAATACCATTAGTAATGATATTTCTTAACAATCCTACATTTGCAGTAATTGATGCTGCTCCGTTTGGCTCAGCTCCGCCAGCACTGCCATCCCATACAGTTGTTTGACTTATGTCTTGTGCAAATTTAGTTTGATATCTCAGTCCAATATTACCACTTACAAACTGAGTATATGCACTATTATCAAAGTTAGTTATTAGGTTAAAGTCTGCATACAATTCAAAACTACTCGCATCAACAACTTTTACATATGCAAATTCACCTTCAATTTCTGTCATGCCTGAGATAGTATCAAACACTACAATATTTCCATCTTGTAATCCGTGATTAGTAGTAGTAGTAACTAGTGAAGGAACATCTCCAGCCTTGCGAACTATGCTTTGTATAGTCTTTTGATTGTACAATGTATTTTGTAGAATAGAACTAGTAATTAATGTTCCCAGGAATGCAAAACTATCACTAGTTTGTTCTAATTGTGAACTAACAGCAATTCTACCACTTACACTTGAGTAGTAGCGCTCAGCCGCTGTCCTTGATAGATAGTTAGCGTTGTTACCACGTTCAGCATCAATTCTAAGACTATCAATAATTAGCCCTAAATCTCTTTCGCATGTAGCAACAGTATAAACAAAATTTGGATAAGTGTAAGCAAGATATCCAGATACTTCTGAAATTAGATATTTTTTGTTTAGTCTTAGCGTTGCACTTGTAATTATATTTACACCGTTTTCCACACCTGAACTAATTGTTACAGCAGGAGTAGTGAATGCCGAATGTGTTAATGTTTGGAAATATGGTCCAGGTTCTTCTGGTGCAGTTCTAATTAATTCTGCTGCTTTACGTGCAGCGGCATTAATAGTTCTAAATGCATATGTTGACGATGTACCTTCTTTACCATTGGGAACACCTTGCATAGTATCATCACCAATGGTACTAACATTTAATACTTCTGGACTTGAGTATGCAGTGTTATCTACATAATACTTTGTTGCTGCTTGTAGGTCTTCTGGACCATTGGGCGCACCATCACCGGCTAAGTCGCCCGGATGATCATGTAAAAACAACGCCCCGGTCATAGTATCACCTTGACGTCTAGTGATACTAGTTCTAGGCATTGCAATATCTGCTAAGAAGTTTCCTGTTAGCGTAACATCGTACCCTGCATCTACAACTGTGTGTAAATCACTTACTGCAATAGTTCCTGATATACTGAGTTTGTTAGTTGCAGCTTCTAACGTACTTTCTGTAGAAGCTTGCTCTGCTGTAGCATATAGAGCAAGTTGATCATCATTTACATAACGTATGTAGTAAGTTACACCGCTTGTGAGATTGTTAGGATCAGTATTTTCTGCATTAAAAATAAACCCAGTACCGTTAGCACCACTATCATAACCGTGACCTGATATAAACAGGTTTCCGTCTATGTAGTTTGTAATTGTTAATGTATATTGTGTATTTGTTGCTGGCTCTGCTGCAACACGCACAGGCAAGCCACTAGTGATATAACGTCTATCTGCGTAACCTTTAGTAATAACTAAATCATCAATAGTGTAATTAGTAGTTCTTCCTAGTTGCGAATTAAGTGCAGTTGCAGCACTTTCTGAAACAGCAACACCGCCGATAGCAAAGTTTGCAGCTGAAAGATGATTGCCTAGTGTAGGATTAACGTTGTCATCAACAAGAGCACTAAATGTTGTTGATAATATAATTTTTCCTGGAACACTAACTACATCAACTGCGATACTATCAGTTGCATTTACATCAAGGTCGCTGTTACTACCAATAGTACTGTATATAATTCCAGTACCTGCACTATTTGTTGTGATAATTTGCCCTGATTCAATAGTGTTTGGAGTATCACCTAGTGTAGTAAATCCAATCTGGCCACCTTGACCAAATACTGCGTAAATCTCTTGGAAGTTTTCGTTTACTTTGCGAAACGACTCACGAATACTATCGCCTGTGCCGTCATTACCTTCTACACCAATGTTTACATCTTGTTTTGCCATTTTATGCTCCGTTAAATTGCTGGCTGAGCCAGTTTATCCATATGTATGTATTTATTATTTAATTTTATAATCTTAATGTAAATATAGTTATGTTTATAAAAGAATTTAAAGAAGAAACTTGGCACATTCGTAAGAGCAAATTAGGAACAGAGCATCCTTATACTCGCATATGTACCTATGCTGTATTTAGGTGTGATAGTTGTGATATAGAATTTGTGCGTCCGAGAGGAAGTATGAATCCTAAGAGATTAAGTAATAACTACTTTCACGTATGTAATACCTGCGATAGTAAGAAATTTGCCCAAAGAAAGGGTGTAGAACGCAAGCAAGTTTGGAATATGAGTGCTAGCAGTTCTAGACCAATTGGGAAACTTTAGTCTTCTTTTTTCCAAAGAGTCCAAGCGCCGTAGCCAATAGCAGCATATGCTACTAAACTAGCAATTGGTTTAAAAATGCAATGCCGGCACCAATTAATATAGCACCGTCAAGTGTAGTACGTTCTTTAAGTCTAGCAGTAATCCATTTTTGTAACATGTTATTCTCCTTGTTATTTCTTCAAGCCGTCTGTTGTTACGTTAGCAACAGTTTTCATAGATTTTAGCGGAACAGGTAACGATGTGTCTGGTTTTACTAGACTTCGAATAGGAGTAGCACGTTGACCTAGATCGTGTCGAATACCGACTATTTTATCAAGTACTAACTTTCCTGAATAACCCGAACTATTATTTCTTGCCATTTTTGTATCTCCCATTGCAAGTATTTATTAAATATTACTCCTAAGGAGAAAATATCATGATTAATTGGATTAAAAATCTATTCACAGGAACTGTAGTTCCTACCCCAGTTGTTGAAGAGCCAGTTGTTGAAGAACCAGTTGTTGAAACTCTAGTTACCGAGACACCCTTGACCCCGCAAGCAGCTTGGCCGTTTCCAACTGACACTGGAATGATTGCAGTAGAAGGTATGGGTGTAATTAAAGTAGCTAAACCAAAAACAGCAGACGTAAAAAAAGCAGCACCAAAGACTGCTTCTAAAAAGCCTGCTGCAATTAAACCAACTGCGCCTAAAAAATCTAGACGTAAGCCTAAGAAGGTCTAATCATACCCTTTAACTGTTCAATTGCAGTTTCACAGCGAGTTAGCTTACGTTCTAGGACGGTTATAGCTGCTCGCTGTTTTCTTGACTGCTCTTCCAAACTCTGTACATAGCGTTGTGTAGGAATCTGTTGTTCCATACCGTTCTCGGCTATCATAGTAAAGTGATCACCGCCTTGTGCTTTCAAGCCGCCGCTAACACGATTAGGATTCTTATCAGGTGACTGTGTTAACGCTGATTGTGGCTTGCGCCCGTACATTTGATTTAAGTAGCTCATATTTTATTTACCTCTTTAATTCGTGTAACAGGAATTCTTTGGGATCGCACCAGTAGGTTTCAAAACAGGCTTCTCCTGGCCCTGTTACCATACTTGTTACAACTTCACAACGTTTGAACCAAATATATTTCCCAGATAGATAACACTGTCTAGGTAACAACGAGAGCTTCTGCTCTTGATGTATTCGTCTCTTGTTGAACATCCATTGATCGGGCAAGCCCATGCTTATTTTTTCTGGTATTGGCATAGTTATATAACTCTATTGATGCTAAATTCTTAAATTTACTCTCCGCCATAATATCTGCGTATTCAAGGAACGATAACGCATACTCATTTACAAGAGGATTAGGATACCAGTCACTGTGCGCACGTAGTTTTGCCTTCTTATGACCTGCTTCTAGTAATGCAAAAAAGTCAGGCATACTATCATGTGCAAATCCTTCAGGTAGTGCTGTATCACGGCTGTAACTGTAGTGAATCACAGGACGCACACCACGCCAGCTATCAATTACACGTTTAAATCTATCGTCGGAGGGGTAAAGGTATTCTCCTTCACGGCACAGGTGATGGTGTAAATCAAGTACAAGGGCACAATCGTTGACAAGTTCGAGGCTTGAATCAATGCCCCATTTGTTTTCGTCGTTTTCGATTGTGATGCAGTTTCTTGCTTCAGGTGAAAGTCGGCGTAACGCTTGTCGGATACCCTCGGGGCCTTTTCGACCGGAGATATGCACGTTGCATTTGAAATCTTGGAAGGTCTTGCCGTAGCCCATCCAGCGTACCATATCTGCATGATATTCAAACTCCTCTATACTCCGCTCTACTATGCCAGCGTCATCACTAGCAAGTACAGTAAACTGGCCAGGATGCATAGACAAACGTACATCAAGCCTACGAGCAGTCTCGCCCACCTTGGCAAACTCTCTTTCACAATAGGCCCTAACGTCTGGTAGTCTCCAATAGTACCGCCAATCCTGCTGAGTGTAAACAGGAAGACAATCGCTGCCGAGTCTAACCATTCTAAGACCTTCAGGTAAGCTACCAACATATTCAATTAATCTCCCGTAAGCTGCAATGTTGTGTTGCATAATATCCCACAACCGTTGCTCTGCAACTTCTTTAGTTTGACGGTTAAGCCATTGTACAGTAGTTGACTTAGTATTTAGTGGCCGCTGAATTTCTTCTAGAAGTTTTTTAGGTTGAGTTTGATCTGGGTGCATGTATTTGCATGCCCAGCCTATACGTTTAATAGTCGAATTTGTCATATTTTTTGCCTTGTGCCTTAAGTTCTTGCCAATTAGTAGGATATCTATAATCACCGTTTAGCAAATGTGTGCCTGAATTGTGTAGTGCGTATTGCCAGCTTGCCCACCAACCGTATTTTGGGCTCAGCTTTTTATACCATCTTACAAATAGTATAACACGCTTTTTAATGTTTGTCAACCTACAAACGCCCGCTCTTGCACAAACGTACCCTGTGTCTTTTTACTGCCTTCACAAAATCCTAATGTACTAAAATGTTCTTTTAGGTCGTTGTTAAATCCTATACTGCCACACAACATCACACGTTGAAAAGACGGATCGTCAATCTTAACAGTCCCGTCCTCCATAAATTTTTGAATACGTCCTTTTAGTTTGGCATCTTCTTGTGTCACTGTGCTAATATATTTAATAGGCATTTCGTTTAAAAAGTCTCTGTAACAATCTTGTTCGGCATTTAATCTAGTTGTCCATGTCACTGTTATGTTTTCAAACAAGTCGTATGTTTCAGGATCACGCAGTATACTAATAAACGGAGCAATGCCTGTGCCACTTGCCATCATTACTAAGTGCCCGCCTAGTTCTAAGTTAGCAAGCAATAATGTGCCAGTTGGTTTCTCTCCCACTTCTAGCATATCGCCTACTTGTATATTTTGTAACTTGCTAGTAAGTGGGCCATTTGGTACTTTGATACTGTAAAATTCAATCCAGTCATCGTACGGTCCGCTTGATATACTGTATGCCCGTTTAGGTGTACCTTCCATACTTATCATTACAAACTCACCTGCTGTAAATCTGTATGTTGACGGCCGTTCAACACGTATTCTAAACAGTGTGTCTGTGTAGTGTTTAACATCAATTACGCCTAGTAGCATACTATCTCCAATTGTCTACCACCCATGAATCTTCGCAATTATGTGGTTGAGGATCTCCGTGGAATACTGCTATGCAACATTCTACTCTTGGAGTAACATTTTCAATTGTTTTCAATATACGATTGCCTTTTGTTCCGCCTGGCGAAAATTCTTTTGTTTTTCGAACTTCCCATTTCCAACTTAATATCCAACTATCTGGATAAAGCATTGCTTGCTGACTTCTAGTTGCTTCGTACAGCCAATCCTGATCACCAAACAGTCTACGCTGAATGTTGACTCTGTCTTTATCAAATTCTTCCCAAACATGACTTAATTGTCCAGTTTTAAATCGTATAACACTGCTGTTATATTTTGGCCATTTAGGCCGCATTGCTCTAGTAAAGTCTCGTATTGTACACCAATGGTTTGGTTGATAGGTAAACAGTTTATCTATATTACTTGCAATTACAACATCTAGATCAATGTAAAGTATAGTACCCTTTATTGGGAGATCATTTGAAAACATGTAGGGCTTGTACCACCAGCCTGATAATCCCTTGGGCAATGATATTACTTTTATATTTGAATCTAATCCGTTTGCATCTTCAGTCATGCACACAAATTCGTAATCTATTCTACAATTACGTTTAACCATATTGTACAAACGATTAACATAATCAGCAGAATACTTTGTGCCATGTTTTAAGCATAGCACAAAGAATTTATTTTCTGTTACCGGAGCAGGAACTGTAACAATTTCAACAGGAATAGATTGATGTTTAGCTTCTTTTTCCTGCTTACGTTGTTCTTTTATTCTGCGCCATTCCTCTTTGGAATATTGACTCTTGTCAATCTTAGCCATTTGCAAATAATATCTTTTGAACTTCAAAAGGTGTGTAGATTGCTGAGTTAGCACCATGCTCTGAACACTCTGCTGATTCACACCAGCAACGTCCACCGGACATTTCTTTAACCAATGCATCTGCAAAACGCCATGCATGTTCTGCAAACTTCTCTACACCTACGCCGTCCATTACTACAACTTCTGCTAATCCCATTGCTTCAAGTTCTGAAAATTTATACAAGAACGGATCTTCTCGATCAATTACAGTCTTGTGATCAAAACTATTTTCAAGCCAAGCCTTCAAAGGTTTTAGCCCGCCAAAGTCTACTGCCCAGTTTTTGTTATCTAATTCTTTACAACCAAATGTAAATTTAAATGCCAAACTGTAACCATGTAGCAAATGACAGTGTGAATGTTCTGCGTTAGGTTGACGGAACACTGCACTAAGCCCGATCTGATGTCCGTATGTTTTTGTTGAATAGTAAGCCATTTTATACTCCTAGGTTAATGGAGTGTGCGGAATATTTATAGAGGGAACGAACACCAAGTCCTCTTACAATATACATTATATTACAAACTACTTATCTTGTCAACCATTACGTTAGAATATTTCCAGGCGTTTGGTAATTCAAACGCATCATTATGTATAACAAAACTAACTTTTGGATAGCATTTAAACACCATTCCAATTTGATGTATCCAATACCTAGGATCAACTGCTCGTTTGTTTGCATCGTCGTAGTTGCTAGTGCCCTTGTACACGTTGTTTACAGTTTGCGTAGGGCTGTACAAGTCAAAGCCTATTAAACGCACTGTAGGGCCCTTACACAGCTTCGCAGCCAGCAATACAGCGTAAGGTCCGCTGCCCCATTGAAAGGGCTCGTCCCATCTTTCGGTTCCGTTATAGGGAAGTTTTGGAACAGCTCGAATCCGTTTAAATTGGTTGTAATGACCTACCCAATCTTCTCTAGTGTATACTAGTGCATAATCGTTTATACCATTGTCAATTGCTTCGTTAACCATTCTACGATCAACACTCACTAAATGATCCACAGCATAGTCGCGATAGATTGCATTGCATCCTATTTTGGTGCCACTTAAATCATCAATGTTTATGGAGGTGCGACTTTCGCCATTGCCGAATACATACATATATATATTTACTTTACTATAAGCAATATGTTATCGTAGGATTGGATTTTTTCTTGTTTAAAAACTATGTAAGTGCAAACAAACTCGCCTGTTATGCTCACACGATACATCCCCGGAATTATCTCTTTAGGCTTTACTAAGCTCCAGCTGTTGGGTATTGCATCACCCGGGGTCGTATTGTATATATACTGTTTTGAAAAGCGATCTAAAATTATAGCACGATTATCTTCACTGTATGCAGTTCCGTAGACTCTAGTACTTGCACAGTCGTGTCGTTTTGATCCTATCATAGCAAACTCAATATCTTTATCACCTGTAACAGGATTATTAATAATTTGAATTTGTACGTCTTGATATACAAAAGAATTCTTAAAACTCATATAGGCAACTCCTAATACAATTAGTGTTACCATACTAAAGCCACTGATGATGTTAGTGGCTGCTTTTATTAATGCGTAGTTGTTAAGATTCATCTCTAATGCTTTTCACTTCTTGGGTAATAGCTTTTACTTCTTGATTAACTTCTTGTAGATTTTTACTTGCTCTATTTAGTGTGGTTATCAAGTACTTGATAGTGAAGATTGCCCACCACCACCATACTACAGCAGTTATTGCAAATCCAACCAACCCTACGTAGAATGCAGTTTCAAAATCAATAATATCAAATATTATTAGTATTATACTACTCAGCAGGAATGCTGTGGGAGTTAACCGTGCGTATAAGTCCCAGCGTTCTACCTGTTCAGTAATAATTTGATTCTTTTTATCGTCCATAAAGTATTTATAGACGCTACACTGTGTGTAATAATGTGCTTTTAATTAAGCACTTATTTGGCCGAAGGGCTTCCATTCGCCTGGGGTACCTTCTCTAATACAAATCCATCCTACGTATCCTGTTGGTTTTGGACTACTATTCCAAACAACATCACCCAATGCGTATGAACCTGAAGTTGGTGTGCTTGTACCTACTTCAAATTTCTTACCCTGCATGCGTATTGGTCCAGCAGTAGTAATGTCGGCGTCACTTGCAAAGTTTTTAACACCTACACCAATCTTACCATTAAACACTGCTTTAGATGCAAATATAACATCGCCACTTGGTTCAATACTAATGCGTTTGGTATCGTCAGTAACAATGTCTAATCCACTAGTAGTCCAAGTACCAATTTTAAATCGGTAGTCATCAGTTGCATCAATTAAAAATTCGTGGTCTAAACTAGCAATACTAAATGCACCATTTGGGCTACTGATTCCTAATCCTAAACGCATACTATCAGCATCATAGAAGATATGTTCGTCGATGGTGACTGCGCCAGCAACACGTAACGAATCTAATGTACCTACACGTTGTAGATTACTGTTAACAATTCCTAACCCAATACTGTCTTCGCTTATTACAGTTTGATTAGCAATACGATATTCCTTACCTTTAGAAACATCAATTGTTTCACTACTAAACAATCTGTCCGGACTGCCTTGCATAGTTAACTGTCTAGTATTTCCAGCACCTGTCCAAATTAATCCTTTGCTATAGATGTTACCACCTTCTGCTTTGAATTCTAAAGGACCTGTTCTTTCGTTTCTTACATCAGCACTAATCTCATCTACGTGTAATTTAGTTGCAGTAATTTCACCCTTAACAGTTAAACTACCTTCAATGGTTAGTGGGTTAACAATAGTGTTAACACGCAATACTGTAACAGTAACGCCATCGTTACCAACAAGTAACGTTGGTGCAGTTGCAGTATCTTTAATACCAGTACTTGCAAAATTAGTAATTGTTCCACCGTTAATCTTATTACCTGATAATTGTCTATCAAGTATTTCAGGCTTTGGTGCAGGCTGTTTAGATATTGCTTCTACCGCTGCACTTACGGCAGCAAAGCCATTTCTCATTTCTATTAGTTTATTTTCCATATCGCTCATTGTGATAAATCCCTGCTGTTACAGTATTTATCACAATGAGTTATAGATTATGATACTTTAAGCAAGATAGTATCGATGTTAATACGTCCATTCATCCTAGTATCTACTGCACTAATGTTATCAAGGAATGTACGCAACGCTACTTTGCCAGCTGCCTTGAACGCTTTAAGTTGTTCATCTGGCTTGCGCAATGTCTTTTGAATACTAAGTTCTTCGTTAAACCCTGTAATAGTAGTGCCTTTAACCTGCAAGCCACTGGTACCGCGTCCCATTCCAGTTGGATCAATGTTAGTTGCAACATACTTGCCCAGCTTGCGAGTCTTAACATTAAATGTCCAAAGTTCGTTTGCTCCTACAACGTCTGTAGGATTAACACTTGCAAGTTTATACTTGTCGTCCAACTTCAAAAACTTCAGCTTACTAACAAGTTTATCAGCACTCTTAGGTTTGGCAATACGCGGAGCACGAGTTGCTTTGGCTGCATCAATGATATACTCAAGTGCTTGCATTAAATTTTCAATAGCACTAGTATACTTTGCAATATCTGATTTCTTAAGATGTGCGTAGCCTTCTTTAAGCTGTGCCCACATGTCTGTTTCTAGCTCATCCATCTTTTTCAACTGGCCAGCTGTGGGCATACGATCCAGTTCTTCAAAATCTAACAGTTCTTTTTCAAAGAATGTTTTCATCTTACGAGCATGTGCTTGCGTAGTACCAGCTTTGCTAAAATGTGTTTTAAAGTTAAACCCTGTTGGATCAAAGCCTGGTTTGTTTGTAATAAAGCCTTCTAACCATTCTTCAATTGGCTCAGCAGTTGCTCGCGCTTGGTCTGTAATACGCTCTTGGATAGTGGGAACATATACTTTAGAACTTGCTTTTTCGTCTAGCTTTGCTTTAGCAACTTCTTTAGCACCGCCTACGATTGTTTTTTCTAGCACTCTTTTAATATACTCACTTACAGGCGTCATTTGGCCTATTGTGCCTGCCAAACTATCCCAGTGTACAGCATGCTTTGGATTAAGATCCATCATTCCAGTGCGCAACAATTTACACAAGATAGCAGTATTAACACTAATGCTGTCTGCACCTTTAGCTGCACGAGCACATTTAATCTGTTCAGCAGTGTAATCGTTTTCTTTCATCCACGCCCAGCAATCAGGTTCTAAATCAGCGGACTTATAGTTGTCATAGTAAAACGATTTAGAATGACGCTGGAAAACATGATAATCATACCCGCTCCAATTTTCGCAACCTTCCCAGCTTGGACCCGTGACTTTTGCACCACGTCTAACTACTGGTGCCGAACGGGCCTTTTTCTTTGGAATTTTAATACCAACGCTTTTTGCCATGCTAACTCTCCTATTGCTGTTTATGTTACTATTATATAGCCGAGAGGCTACAATGTCAACTCTTTTTAAGAGCCCAGAACGTGGCTTGTTTGCCACTAAGATATCCTGTGATAACCACACGGTATCCGGATACATTGTGATCGAGCATTGTGTGATAAGTTATTTCTGTGGCTTTTTCCATACAGAATTTACCCGCAGGAGTCTGTTGCCATTTGCAGTTGTAGTAGCTAGTTTCAATATCATCTATATCACCCATAGTAAATTCGTGTAGCTTATATTTTTCTCTAACTTCGCCGTTGACTAGTTTATATTTCATGAGCTCCATCTTAGAGTGTACAACATGTGATCTTTTTCGTGTTCGAAGCGAATTTCAAATATAGGTTTAGGAAACCATCTTGAGTGACTCATAGGTCCAAAAGTCTGTACGCACCATGCAACACGTTCGTCCCATTGTTGCTGTGACATGCCACCACACTTGCCTTTATACTTCATGAACTCCACCTCAACAGGAACCATACATAATCCTGTTCATACACAAAACAAAATCTATACTGATCAAAATGATCTCTCCCAGCCCAGAATACACACCAGATGCCGGCTCTATTGCCCACCGCCTGCCACCGTGTGTCAAATTGTTCCTCGCACCACTTCATAGCATCTTGGTGCTGATCCTTGTGAATCAACACTTCGTAGTTGAACTGACTGTGAGTAGGGACCTTGATTATCATGTCCCGCTCCATCGTAGAGTAAACCAAGTGGCATCTCTATCTTCACTGAAGAAATAATCAATCTGAACCGGATAGTTGCTGCGTTCTATAACTTTCATGCCCACCTCAATAGATAAAATGCCAAATCTTGTTCGTTGGTAAATCTAAACTCGTAACAATGCTTGGGCATCCATAGGTCATGCGACTCAGATCCAAATGTGCTTCTGCACCAGGCAAGGCGTTGTTCCCAATCGCGGCTCATAGGGCTTGCCGACACCTTGGCTCGAAATTTCATGACCACCTCAGGGCAAACAAGGTAGCATCTTTGCCTTCTTTAAAATAAAAGTTGGTGCTGTTATAATAATAGACAGCATTCCACTGATCCTTAAATGACCCTAAGTGTTTGCCTAACCATATCTCAACATTGTCAATTTTAATTCCTGTGTCATCTACATCAAGATTCACACAGTGCGGCCACAGTTCTTTTTTCAGTATTCTCACGATCCACTCCACCTCAATGCAAACAGAGTAAATAGTTTCTTATCCACTATCTTATAGTGATATAATTCTCCGCCTCCTGGTGTAAGCCAGGCAGGGTCGTTGTCGTCTTCTGGAAATTCACAATGGTCTAAATCTTTTAGGCCGTAAGTTTTCTTAATAATTTTAGCAAAATCTTCTAGATCAAAATCACTACCCGCATGTACTCCTAGCCCATCGAGAGAGTGATGTTTGGTTACTTTGGCATATAATTCGCTAGGCATTTTATACAGCATGTCCACTCCATCGTAGAGCAAACAGAGTAGCCAGCTTGGGATCTTTCACAGTGATTGTGGGAATGTAATCACCAGCAGTGGGCTGTTCATCATGAACCTGTTTATCATAGGGCACAAACCTACGCTCATAGTACCACGCACACTCATCAAAGCCAACTCCGTTAGCATTATCCACACCTGAGCCTACATGCTCCTTTAACCATTCTGTACACCCATCAGGCACGCCTTGAGGAAATTCCAGCTTCATGTTTATTCTTCAACTCCGAAATTATTACTCAGATCTTGATCTGCAATAGCTCTTGCATCGTGCAGTGCATTGTGTGGAACTTTGCTGTCTGCACTGCTTAGATCTCTGCGTATCTCCATAGTAATCAGAGGATAGTTTAAACACATGCCTGGCCCTGTAATCAAAGCATCACAGAAGTGTTTGATATCTTCTGGCCAGTCGGAGATTAAATGTATGCTGTGATATTGGAATAAGAACTGTTGAAGTTTAGTTTGAAACACGTCTAGTTCGATAGGTTCTTTTTCTAGGAACGGCATAACATGTTCAGCGACCCAATCTTTTGGATCAGCACAGTGCAACACTTCGTAGAACTCGTTGCCATCTTCACCAACCAGTGCCATACTGATAAGCTCGCCTTTGAACTCGTTAAATTCTGTATCTATATAAATTTTCATTCTATTATTGCTTTCTGTTTTGGACTATTGTACAGGCAGTTGCCTCGCTCTCGAATCAAATTAACAAGTTGTTGAGGATCAACTTTTGCAATTTCTTTAAGTTCAATTTCAGTAATACTGTCAACTGTAGTAAACGACCAAATTTCAGGACTACGCTGAGGATTATATCGAGCTCTCATTGTCATTGCGTGTAGGTTGACAGGAGCAGGCTTTAACTCTTTGCCCGCAATTGAGTTTAGCAGAGAATTACGTTCCCAACTAGTACAGTCTACAATGCACTCAAATCCTAGGCAGTCCCAGGATACAATAAATTTACGTTCTTTCATCTGTAATGACTATCAACTAATCTTAAAATATTTTGATACTTATCGTATGCAATCTTTGCCGCGGGGTTTTCATGTCTAATTCGAGTTTCGCGATCATGCTGTTCTACAATATAGACTGCCGCTTTGACTTTAATGTAGTTGCTCGTCCGTGCGTCGTATAGCCATTTGTCATGTTCTAATAGAGCACGGAAGCGATCCTCTGGCATGTGTACTTCTACACATTTAACTTCGGTGATGGGCATAGTTTCAAATATTTCAGGATCACTGTCACTGCATACAGCATATGACACTGGTTTAAGTCTGCGATGCATACGACTACTTTCACGCACATAAGCATCGTACTTTTGGCAAAACTTGTCAACTTCTTTCATAGTTTTTCGCCAGGTTCAAATCCGCGGAATGTTTTAAAACGCGGAAAACGCAAACTGTAGGTGCCGTCTTGGTTCTGTGTTACAGCATCTGCCCTAACTTCAACAAGCTGACCAATAAGAGAATCCCGAGTATGCCAAAAAGTGGATCTCTGCTCATCTGAAAAACCACTGCCCACATTAACACGTATATCCTTGCCGTCATCCTGCCCAGCACATACAAAAGCCCCAAGTCTTCCTTCATTGCGTCCAGTTCCTTCTTCTAAATTGGTAATACTTAATGTTACTTCAATGAATGGTTTGGCTTTGAGCCAAGCATGACTGCGTTTGCACTCATATCCTGCGTCCACATCTTTGATCATAACACCCTCATATCCTCCGTCTACAGCCGCTTTATTCAGCTCTACAAAGCGTTGTTCACCTTCTACAGTGTCTAAGTCAACATCTTCCCACTCAAGCGCTTGTACGTGCTGTAAGAACGCCTGGTGTTTTGCAACCCAATGTACTACAAGTTGACTACGGACGTTCTGTGGCTTATTCCATACACCTTTTTGGAATTCATCTAACGGAACACAGTCAAACAAATGTAGTACAGCATCGCTTGCTGTTACATTGTCCTTGCGATGTACCTGTTTCATTAGGTCTTGGAAGTTAGCACTCATTACTTCTCCGTCCAAAACCAAATCATATGGCGGTGGATCAAATTTAGCTACAGTTTCAATTTCTTTAATAATGTGTCCAAAGTTATGAAATTCTTTGCCATTGCGACTAAACATATTAATACGCCCGTCCATACGGACAATAGTAATAACTCGAACACCATCTAGTTTAACTTCAATCTGTTTCTTACCAGTCATCTTCTTTTCGTGATTGGCGCTGTCGTGTGCAAGTTGGCAAGTGAACACAGGAACTGCATATTGCGGGAAGTCTTTAGCAACCTTGTTTACAGTCTTTTCACTTACACCGCATCGCAAGTCTTTGATAAGGATACGACGATAAAAGCCGTTCCACTGTGCTGTGGTAGCAACACTCATTGCAAGTTCAATTGCATCACGAGCAGCATGTCCGGTAAGCTCACGGTTGATCAATTGATCGGCAAGTACTTTAAATGTAGGCCAATCAAGCCCCTGTCCTGTAAGTACATCTGAACGTTCTGGAACTGCTTTAACACCGAATGTGATCATAGCATCTAGTGCCATACGCACACCTTCAAAGAACTCGTCTAGTCCTTCTTGCATTGCAGATTCAAGAATGCCTTCTTTGTTAAGACGACTAGGATGATCCTCTAGCGATGAAATAATACTTTGTGGCTGTGTTCGCATAATTGTTCCGGTTCTATTTCTAGTGATTGTCAAAGACTATGTATCCTTGCAATGTATATATTATAGCACGAGATGGAGTACAGAGCAAGATCTAATCTTGCCCTGTTCCCACTTTTCAATGTCATACAGACGATGTTCAAACATTTAGTCCCTCATTAGATAGGATATTAGTGCGTCATGTAAGTCTGGCTCACCATAGAACAATACAATCAACACTCCTGCTACTAGGTAAAATCCAAAGTCACTCATCGTACTCTTAACTCGTCAATGTTGATAGGTGTGTAGTTGATTTGCTCTACACTTACACATCTGTGGCTAGGCGACGGTGGAGGATTTTGGTGAATGTGTCCGTGTACATTTAACATACTGCCTTCGCCAAATCTATGACTCTCGCCCAATGTACTGTTGTGTACAGGAACGTGAGTCAGCAACAAACCAAACTCGGGGAACATTCTCCACAGCATAACTTCGCTGAAGTAGTTGCCCAACAATTTGATGTTGTCGTGGTTGCCAACAACCAAACGCTTTTTGCCGTTCAATCTGTTGAAGTTAGCATCCAACCACGCCGGCTTGTCCATACCAAACAACACATCACCCAGGTGATAGACTTTGTCACCAGGCTTAACAACACTGTTCCAGTTGGTAATCATTTGCTCGTCCATATCCGTCACGTCCGTAAAACGATCGCCACGAGTAGCCTTGCCGTCACAGTCGGTGAAGTTCAAGATACCTGCGTGATTAAAGTGTGTATCGCTGATTACCCAAATATCTGCCATTGTGAGCCTCTTTTTGTTTATACGTACATTATAACATATTATAGGCCGTTGTCAACCTATTTAATGTACTGATGCTTTTGCATCTATATTACATTCAACAATCCAATCATTAAATTGGGTAAACTTGTTTACTTCTACACCAAGCCCTACTGCTTCATTTACAAAGTGCTGTAGTAGCGAATTGTACAGTTCGTCTGGCATTGTTTGTTTATCAAATTTAATTTTCATTACCAATTTTCCACGCCTGCAATTTCTACATTAAACTCACCGTCTAACTCATTTACTTGCGTTCGAATAGTAAGGGTAATTACACTGCCAATACCTGAACTAGCTTCATGTGCTAGCGCAAAGGATTCTGCGTCTGGAAACTTGTTCATAACTTCTAAAATCTTTTCTACATCTCGTTTATTAATATACATCATGCTATCATCCAATCCATTTCTTCTTTTACTTCAATACTTTCACTACCATCATATTCATTTATACGGAACAATGTACCTTCTGGAAGCCAAGCAATTTCCAAACTGTCCATGCCGCCTGTGTACATATCTGGATACCAAAGAGTCATGTAAGTGTTCAACTTATCAAAGTCTCCTGTTTCAACACACTGTACTACCATAGGATCAAACAGCGCTTTGTTGCCATAGTCGCCGTGGCCCCAAGAGCTCCAACCAGCGCCGTGCCCTGGACTGTATAGTACAGCAACTTTTCCGTCTCTAATTACTTTGTCCATATTAATTACCGCCTTTCAATAAGAACTTATTAGAAATTGCTTTGAACGAACATTGCATATCTAGAATCTTAAACACAAGTCCTTCTCGTTCACAACCAACCATTCCCATAACTGACTTACCTTCTGCAGACATTAGCAGATCAGCAATGGTAGTTGACTCATCCATTGTGAGGGTTCCAAGAACAGGCACATGTTTAATATCAAACTCATCAACGAATGCTTTTCGTTCTGCAGGAGTAAAGTACTTGTTGGTATCAATATTGTAGATGTCAAACAAGAAAAAATCTTGTCCTTTGCTCTTATATGGATTACCTTGAATACCTTCTCCAATCAGTTCACCTTGCAATGCAATATTACGATTAGCACGACGAAGTTTTAATTCTAGATCATTGGCAACTGCAACTTTCCACAGGCTGTTAGTTTCGCTTGGCTTGAGATCAAGATTACGTGAACAAACTCCAAACTCTCCATCACGCAAGTAAGCTGTCATTGACGCACCGTCTAGCTTTTCAGTAATTTCCCAAGCATGCTGTTCTTTAGCCCAGTATGCAAGTTCTTCCTTTAGATTCTGAATACGTTCTTGATCAGTCTTTTGAAGCCAACTTGGAAACATACCTTTAACTTCACCAGCAAGACATGCAGGAATAGGAGCTTCATACTTGGTGATACTAAGGATAGCAGAAACATCCATTCCTACTTCAAGACCAAGAACACAAATACCGCCGATGTTTGCTGGCAGCAACAATCCTTGCGATAGTTGTCCACGCAGTCTAATAGTACGCAAGCGTTCGCCTGCAATACCGTCATACACTCGCGGCTCGTTGCCTTTGCTGAGGAATGGTGCTAGCGCATGCGGAATCCATGAATCAATTTCACAATAGACTGCTAGGTCGCCAGCGGCAAATTCGCCTTTCTTAACAACCACAGTCCAACCACCAATAACTGCACATTCAATAGCATCCGCACCTTCAATTGGGCGAATAGTATCAATTTTACGAATAGAAGCTAGTTTACGCATTTTTACTCCTTACCTACAATTTCAATATCTACACTTTCACTGTAGTATCCGTTGCTACTTCCGTACCAGCGAATGTCTACGTTGCCTTTGATAGTTCTAAAACGATAGTATGTCCAAGTTTCACTTTCCTCAGATCTACTCTCACCTTCGTAGCTGCTGACTTTTTCAACCAGCAACAGTGGAGTTCCTACTAGGTCATCTAAGTCGCCTACAATGTCTTCGATGTACACTGACTCGCAACAATCCTGACTGTGATACATTCTCACATAGTGCTGTTCAGTTAGGTGAAACCGTAGTTCATCACCGCCCAAATTTACTACTTTACAAAGAATCTGTCCCTGCAATTCTTCAAAACTTTTTACTGGTTCTACTAAGTGGTTATAGTTCATCTTGTGCTTTTTGTGCTTTATATATATATTATAGCACCGTTTGTGCCGCTGTCAACCATAATGGTGCAACCTGTAGGAATTGAACCTACTTCAATGTCGCTTCAAGACACCGCTATAACCATATCAGCTAAAGTTGCAAACTTGGGGAGAATGATGGGAATCGAACCCACGCAAAGAGAATCACAATCTCTGATGCTACCATTACATCACAAACTCCATAAAACTGGTGCCCCCGGAGAGATTTGAACTCCCAACCCGCGGTTTCGAAGACCGACACTCTGTCCAATTGAGCTACAGGGGCAAACTTGGTGGTAATGGGTGGATTCGAACCACCGACCCTACGGGTATGAACCGTATGCTCTAACCAACTGAGCTACATTACCTAAACTGGAGTGCGTGACAGGAGTCGAACCTGCATGATCGAGATTTGCAATCTCGGGCCTAACCATTCGGCTACACACGCACATAACACTGGCAGAGGGTACAAGAATCGAACTTGTGATAGCGGAATCAAAATCCGCTGTTATACCATTTAACTAACCCCCATCAAATCTGGTGTGTCCGGAGAATTTCGAAATCTCGACCCTCTGGTTAAAAGCCAGATGCTCTTCCTCTGAGCTACGAACACATGGTTGCTTCGACTGGGATTGAACCAGTGACCTAACGGTTATCAGCCGTTTGCTCTACCACTGAGCTACGAAGCATTAAACTTGGCATACCGCCAGGGACTCGAACCCCGACCCAACGAAATGATAAATAAACATATGTTTAAATGTAATCAATGTCAATCAATGTTTTTCCCTCTGAGGACAAATAAAAACTGCATACGAAAATTTTGTTCCGTTGCTTGCTCTTCCAAGCATTCAACAAAACGACAAATTAAAAAATGTTTGTATTGTAAAACAAATACACTCAATCCTAAATTCTGCTGTAAGTCATGTCGGGCTAGCCATCTTAATACTGGTAGAATACTATCCGATAGCACTAAACTAAAAATTAGAACTACGCTATTAGCCAAATATGAAAAAGTTTCAGTAGAATATTTAGGTGAATATACTCGTATATATCTATGTAAATGTAAGTTTACTGGAAAAACTTGGTATTCTAAAACTGTAAAAACAATTCATCCCGATATTATTGATACCAAAAAACAATATTCTTACCAATGTAGGTTTAATTTTGGTATTAGTTCATATCCAGATTGGTTTCAAACTGCTTCTGGATTAATTCAAAATCATGGCTGGTACTCAACTCCTGGTTCCAGAAAAGGGATTAAAAATATTAACGGTATTTCTAGAGATCATATGTATTCCGTAACGCACGGTTTTAAAAATAATGTCGATCCCTGTATCATATCTCATCCTGCTAATTGTCAACTAATGCAACATGTAGCAAATCAAAGCAAAAACACGCAATGTTCATTGTCGTTGCTTGATCTCATGGCAAAAATAGAAGAGTTTGATAAAATGTACCCTGCAAGTCCGTTCCGATTTGAACGGAAAATAGCGGATTTGGAGTTCGCGGTGATGCCTAGTTTCACTACGGACTTGCGGGGCACACTCTAAGAGAGGCACACTAAGGTGCTGCCATTACACTAGCGATACATAAAACTTTATTTTTCCTTTACGCAATAAAAAACCCCCGGAGTATTATCTACTTCGGGGGTTTTGTTTAACTTTTAGTTATGAAAACTAAGACGTCAACAGGAACCCCCTTCGCTAAACCAGCGAATGCAAATATGTTTCTGCATGTGTTTCTGTTGTGTAGTCATTTTCATTTCTCTTTTATTTCGTTGTATGTGTTTATTATACACAGTTATTTATCATCTGTCAAGTGATTCTTTAACAATTTAGATACAATATTTTTATTTCCAATATACTTGCACCAATCTTGATCCCAAGTAACCCTTTTTAATTTACGCTTCCCTATAAACGCATCTCTATAATGAATAGTACTCCAATTATCGTAAATTACTAAATCTCCAATACTCCAATTATGTAGATACATGGTTTCGTCGCTTATCATTTTATTAATTATGTTATTTCGAAACCACTCTATATAATTTGTTCCTTCCGGAAGACCATCTATCCATTGAGTAAATAATTCATCAGCAACTAATCCATAATCATTGTGTACCGGATGCCAATTTATAGCTGGGCGCCGCACATAGCAGTCCCACGGAGTTGTGTATGGTGCCTTACATAATGCTGTTGCTTCTTTTAAAAACTCTCGAACTGAATTATCTATTAAATGTAAACCCTGGATAGTGTCAACAAATTTTGTACCTGTGGGCGCTCCTTCTAACTCAATAGCATATAAAATTCTATTAGGAAGAAGTTGCGAAGGAAAGTGTGTAAGATCAATATGCCAAGGAATTGTTCCAGACTTTAATAATCCGCTTTCACTTACTGTTTCAACAAAATTATCTTCGTGCCCTTGATTTATAGATTGAGTTAGACCGCTATATTTTTCTTTCGAGCTGTCCCAAACATTCCCAAATATACTACAAAATTCTTTTAATTGTATATTATTTAAATTTTGATTTTTAAAAATAACAACCTTTTGAGTTGCGTACAAATCGTATACTATTTCTTTTTCTGTATTAGAAAGATTTCCGCAGTCAATATCATTAACTTCACTAATCCAGTTCTTTTTTATACTAGTAATTTTCAATGTATAGTATCCTTTTATGTTAAGATAGTGCTGTAATTAAAGTTTTCAAAATCTTCTTCAAATAAGTTAATGATTAACTTTTCTCGAGATTCGTTGTAGTAGTCTAAATAATTATATGCTGGAGTAATATTAATTTTTTGAGATATCTTAAAACCTAATATATCTTCAATGTCAGCATAGCCATCTTCATATTTAAAAATATTTGGGACCATGTTATTATTGTTACCAGTTAACAACTTAGTTTGAGAAGTGCTTGAAATGTCTATATGCGCATTTTCTTTTTTAGTATATAATTCTTCAAAGGTTAAACTAGTAAACTTGCTTGACGAAGTATAAGTTGTCTTTAAGTAAACATAAAAACTAACAGCTCTGATAAATGGGTTCCTTACAACTGAAAATACCCATTTATCTTGAGTATATAATTCCCAATAGCTGTAGGGGTAGTGCATGACTATACGCCAATCTTCACTAGGTATAAAGTTTGCTGTGCTAAATGTATTCCTAGGCATGTATATTGCATCAGGACAATTTAGTTTTATACTTTTCTTTATACTCATCCCAGATGTTTTTGGAATATGTATAAAGGCAAACTTGTCTGTGTAAATCATAATACTATTTATATGTTGACAAGTTAGACAGAATATTTTTATACCATATGGAAACGCACTTGAGACTTTTTCATTGAACGGATGGTGTCCTGTCCTTACTACCTAGACTATGTCTAGGATCAAGTATGTTTTTTATACCATATTGAAATACACTCAACATTCCGCCATTGATTCGACATGCTGGGTACTAGGGGCGTGTTCTAATGTGTTTCAATATGCAAACTCATTGTAGGCAGGACTCGAACCTGCATTGGGCGCCAGTGACGGGCCTGTCTTGCCAATTAGACGACTACGGATTCTTCGGAGTCATGACTTCCGAATATGGTGAAGGTAATTACTCCTTCATAATACCATATATAAACACATTTGGCTACGTTGATTCTTTCGAACTCCCAAAGGTAGCTACAGGGGAATCAAATGTGTTTATATATGGTAACGCTACGGAGAATCGAACTCCGCTTTACATTATTATTTGGTATCCCTAGCGAATCCCGACATCGCATTACCAGCGTGAAAGGCTGGCGTTCTTCCTTTAAACTATAGAGATTTTTTTCTTCCAATGTGGCCTTTTACTGTTTCGGTAGTTCGAACAAACCTAGACAGCGTGACTTTCTCTTGCTAACACTTACAAAACTTGGTGCATCCTCACGGTTTCGAACCGCGGACCCTTTGAATGTAAATCAAACGCTCTACCCCTGAGCTAAGGATGCAAAACAAGGATGGAGACAGCCTACACACGGGCGGCCGATATCAGCGTTAGCCGAGTCACTTACCTATATGTCGTCCACTTTATCCGCTTAACTTTGACCAGCTGCCACCCTGTGTCAGGGCTAGGAATGAATCAACTGTTAAGTTTCAGTCTCCAAAAATAAATTTGCGCCAGGGAGTCGAACCCTATACTTCAATGATGCTTGTCCAACATACAACGGAATCGAACCGTTTAAGCAGCCCATTCGGGGATGTGTTGCCGTTACACTAAAGCGCAAAATTGGTGGAAGTTGATGGTAACGCTCCACGTGCCTTGACTTCACTACCTTTAGGGACGGTTTTACAGACCGCTGTAGTGGGCAACTTCCGATACACTCTCCACGCTATACGTCAACCAGGAATCCCCAGTCCAGAAAAGTGTATTATAAAGCAATTTTCATGGATGAACCCACATGTCTTCTTTCGGATAGAAAGTGCTTTATAATAACTAGTATTTTTGGCGGAAGCTGAGAGATTCGAACTCTCACCTATTCCTAGATGGGACGGTTTTCAAGACCGCTCAGCGCCCTGCGCCCCTATCCTCCGTATAACTTTATAAAATCTTTGCCATGTTTTTGGATTACATATTCAAGAATTGGCTTCATTTCTTCTTTATATAGAACATCTATATCAGGGTTACATTTCAACTTGGCTTCCCACTGTGGGGACCTATACCCTTTTATTTCTATAATTTTATTATCAACTATAAAGTCTGGCAGATATTTTTTTACAACGCCTTCATAATCGTATGTTCTAAATTGCTCGTTTTTTTCAATGGATTTTCCGTGGTCCAAAGTGTATATTACATATGCTAGTTCCCAACTGGAATCACAGAATATATTTTTATACCATCCTTTTTTACCACGCCCGGAGCCTTTTACATAGCCACCCAAGCCACGGTTTTTTGCAATAATCGATAATTTGTCTTTAGCTTCTTGGGTGTGATAACCAGTTTTGGATGCACCAAATTTAACGCCAAATAACAAGTGGTCTTCACCGCTTTTAATTCTACTATCTGTTTCGGCGGTTTGATCTCTATTCCAGGGTATGCATCCTTTTTTAGCACCAGCTAAAGGCGATCTTGTTCTCTGAACTCTGTCTTTGTTTAATTTACAGAAAGGTTCATGTGATCCAAGACCCCCAGCGTTTTTGAACTCTCTATTACAGTGTTTGCAAAATAACATATATTTCTCCTATACATTATTTATCAAATCTATAAATCAAGACTAGTGCCATAAACCGGACTCAGCCAAACTTCCTTATTGGTAGCGGGTCCAGGATTCGAACCTGGGATGCTCCTGGCTTATGAGACCGGAGTGGTGACCGGACCCTTCCCGCATTATAAGGTGGTATCAATCGAGGAATTGAACCTCGCTACGGAATGACATGACGCCTTGATGTCTGTACCGCTAGCAAGCCTGCATTGACATAGTAAATGGTGGAGGTTAAGGGGATCGAACCCTTAACTCTGCCTTGCAAAGGCAGCGTGTTCCCATTAGCACTAAACCCCCAATTTTGGTCTCCGATGCAAGAATCGAACTTGCGCTCCTTGGTCCCAAACCAAGAGTGATACCATTTCACCAATCGGAGTTATCTAATTTTTCGAATATACTCTAAGCCAATTTGACTGTTTTGAATTTCAAGCAATGCCGAAATAGGAGCATTAAATTGAGTACCATCATCTTTGTATCTATGTTGCCTTGCAAGCTCTCTTGCTCTTTGCGAAGCAATAACTACCATAGTAAACCTATTTCCGATGTTGTCAACAATTTTCTCGTTGTCAAGAAGTCCTATTCGGCTATGTGTCTTGTCATTCATATGTTCCTTTTGTTGTTAAAAATATTGGTGCCCTGGGAGAGACTCGAACTCTCAGCTTACGGCTTCTAAGACCGCTGTGTTTACCAATTTCACCACCGGGGCATTTTACTCTACTGACACACTCGTGCTCGTCAAATGTCCGGTGAGCTAACCGGTTCCTCTACTATGTAGAGTCTTTGAGTGTGCTTTTATATGGTGCCCCGTGACAGAATCGAACTGCCGACCGCTGATTACAAAACAGCAGTTATACCATTTAACTAACGGGGCCATATTTTACTTATCATACAGACTGTGCTGTATACTTAAAACTGGAGCGGAATAGGAGAATCGAACTCCTGACTTTAGATTGGAAATCTAAGGTAATACCATTTTACGAATCCCGCTTATACTAACTTGGCGGTCTTAAGGGGTAACGATCCCCTTCTTCGACAGTGACAGTGTCGTGTGCGTCCGTGAACACTTTAAGACCTAAATTTAGTTGTATACTACTTATAACATTATACTCCGTATACAAGGGAGAGTTTATAATTATACTTCGGGTAACCCAGAGTATAATATTTGGCGGAGCGTCAGGGAGTCGAACCCTGTGACCCTTACGGCTGGCAGTGAGTGTGGGATTTGAACCCACGGCCCATATTACTACGAACTGCACCTTAGCAGGGTGCTGATTTAAACCTCTCATCCAACTCACTATATTAACTTCATCTCCGTCAGTTCTGTTCGTTTCCAAACTACCAACGGGTCTTTAAACTGTGACCACTTAGTGCCATAATACTGGCAAAAGATTTACTACATTCTATACATTTATACATATAGATATTTATCAAGGGCTCCACGACTAGGACTCGAACCCAGCTAGTCTTTCGACACAGATTAACAGTCTGCTGCCACACCCGGCGGCTCTCGTGGAATAAAACTAAATTTATGGTGCGCTCTACCAACTGAGCTACTGAGGAATAAACTTTGCTTACAAATACACACTCACAGGAATTGAACCTGCCCACTGAACTTTGAGCCCAGCTGTAATCCGCTACATCTGCCTGGCCTAAGCATTTGTGTGTATGTGTAAGCAGAGTTTAGTGGTGTATGTTGGTGCATACACCACTCTACTTACAGTGTTAGCCTTGCGACTAGCACTAAAATATTGTATCTAAATTGTTAAAGAACGTGCAAGCATTGCTGCTTACTAGTGTTTAGTATAACATGTTACAATGAACATGTCAACTGTTATTTTTAATCTTCTTAGCAACTCTAAACTACTGTTCTTTGTTGCTATGTATTCATTATAACATGTTACGATGAACATGTCAACTAATTTCCTAACTTTTTTGTTGTATTTTTACAACACTTTTTAACCTATTGCCTGCTGTATTGCTACAGTATGTCACTAGTATATGCGAACTTTCTCACTCTGTCAACTGTTTTTTTGCCTTTATTGAACATTTGCATGTATCCATTTCCAGTATTCTTCTGCTGTCATAGTGTGCCTCCATAAAAAAAGCCCCTAACATTTCTGCTAAGGGCTTGTAAAATTTAGTAGTACGTTCTACTTAACTTTGCAAACCCCGCAGACATCCGCACCTGGATTACTTGATCCTAGTGTCGAATATTCTACTGTTGTTAGCGTTAGTTTCATTGAACTTACTTTCCTTTGTTATAATTTATTTAGCCATTTGACAATAAAACTATTAGTTAATGATTAGATGATAAATTTCTTTCCAGTTAACAACTTTAGTAATACCTGGTGGTACAGTGTCGTTCATGTTAAAACCGTGTTCGATTAATATCGGACGCAATCCTACGTTAAGTCCTGCAACTGCGTTTGACATCTTGTCTTCAATCCACCACAAGCCACTATCTTTGTAAGGTGCAAGTGCATCGTCTTTGTCTGCTCCGGTATCCAAACACACGAGCTCTTCAAATGCTGTTTTACCAAACAACTTTTCTAAGTTCATTTGGCGTAGTTTCTTAGCATTAGGATCAAGACTCATACTTGTAATGCAACGGAACACATATCCATGTTCTTCATGCAAACGTTTAACATAGTATATTGCATCACGCAATGCAGGAAGAAATCCCATTACAGCACTCTCGTTAAAAATTTTAACCTGTTGCCATGCTTGACTTTGTGTGATATCATATTGTTGCGCTATATCATACAACAGATTACCACCTTCAATCGCAGTGTGTCCATGCTGTTCCATCCAGCACATAAAGGCGTATTCCCAATTGAGTAGACAACCATCTACATCTGTAAGTATTACTTTATCGTTATATTTCATATGTGCCTCTTTCTATTGCTTTATTATATTACCATTATACAATAGAAAGAGGCTGCTGTCAACCGTTACTTGTTGTTTCAAGTATACACATGTTAAGTAAAACTTCTACCTTAGTTACACGATCGTATCGAAAGCTACGAAAGCCGTTCGATCCAACTGCCCATACTGCTATAACCTTGTCTGAAATCTCGCGAACCTTCTTTTGTGTTAGCGGATCTTCTTTAGCAACTGCTGGTAGCAGGCTTGGCTTAAGAGTGCAAGGCATCCTGCGTTCCTCACCGTCAAGTTTTAGGAATGTTACTTCAACTACTTCCTTGCGCAGCATCTCCATCAGTTTTTCTCGTGTTGGGATACCTTTAAGAGCTGCTACTGTATCTTGGACCTCTGTCATAGTTCCTCCACAATACCTAATACTTCTGCTGCAATTAGCAGAGCACCTGCAACTACAAAGTTGCCCATAATTAAAAATCCACCTGCAGCAATACGTACTGCACTTTTAGCAAGACTTACATAAAAGTGGAACTTACTAGGGTCTTTAGGTTGTGGAACGTGATCTTCATACTTAATAGACATTTTTATTTCCTATTTCCAAATAGTTGTAGCAAGTGAATAAACAAGTTGATAAAGTCTAGGTACAGTGTTAGTGCGCCCATGACTTCTTGTTTGCCGGTGTCGCCACCTACACTTACCATTTCACGGATACGCTGTGTGTCATATGCAGTCAAGCCCAAGAACACAATGATAGCAATAGCTGAGATAACCATCTGCATTAGTGTACTACCAATAAAGATGTTCACAACACTGGCAATAATAATTGCAATTAATCCTACAATCATCATCTGTCCCATTGAGCTTAGATCCTTTTTAGTAAAATATCCGTAAATGCTCATAGTGCCAAACAGCACCCCTGCACCCATAAAGGCTGTAAAGATACTGCCCATTGTGTAGACTGCAAAGATTGTAGCAAAACTCAATCCCATTAAGCCAGCAAACGCATACAGAAACATCTGTAGTCCCGACTTGCTGAAATTAGCACTGGCAAAACTCATCACAAGGATTGCGGCTAATGGTGCAAATATAACCACCCATTTTAGCATTCCTGTAAAAAAGAATTGCAATAGCTCTGGGCTAGTTCCTACATAGTAACTGACCAGCATGCTGATAAACACAGCAATGCCCATCTGAGAATAAACTCTGCCCATTGCTTCATTGATTGCAGAAGCGTCTCTATAACTTGTTGTTGCGTACATTTATATTTCCTTTTATCGTTTATCTACAACCATATCAGCAAGACCATACTCAACTGCTTCAGCTGCATTTAAGAATGTGTCAAACTTCATAGTTTCAAACAGTTCAGCATACTGTTTACCTTTTGAGTTATGACGAACATACAGTTCTGTCAAACGAACGTTGATTTTCTTTGACTCTTCCATTGAACGGATAGCATCTTCAAACTGTAGTTCTTGTACATGTACACTACCGCTAGTGCCGCGTGTGCCTGAGCTAACACGGTGGATCATTGTACGACTCTCCGGTAGTACTACCCGCTTGCCTGCTGTACCCGCTTGTGCTAGGAATGAACCCATGCTACACGCTTGGCCCATTACAATAGTACGCACATCGCATTTGATGTACTGCATAGTATCATAAATTGCAAGACCTGCTGTTACTGCACCACCTGGGCTATTAATATACAAGTTAATGTCTTTGTCAGGATTGTCTGACTCTAGAAACAACATCTGCGCTACAATCAAGTTAGCCATGTTATCTTCTACTTGACCGTTAAGCATAACGATACGGTCTTTCATCAAGCGACTATAAATATCATAACTACGTTCGCCAGCTGAGGTTTGTTCTACTACCATTGGTACTAGCATATTAATATCTTCCTTGTTTAGTTGTATGTTGTTTTGGTCCAAGTGTGGTAAATTCCATACCTGCTATATTACCTACGTAAATTTTACCGTTCCATTTCATATGGATTTTAGTGTTTGCAACGAATGCATTTAGTGAATCGTGCTCACGCACGTCGTCAACTTCTGCTTCTACGCTTTGTGCATTGCGAGTATTAGTTAATATTGCTGTTTTATCAAATACAGTTTTCATTTTTTTCCTAACAGTTTGAGATTCAAAACAAAGTTCTCTACCATTAGTTTAACAATGATTGCTGCATCTGTCAAGTTATTTCTTTCCATTTCTAGCACATGAGCTGCCATCATTACATAGGCCTGGTCTTCTGTTATGCTCAATACACCCCAATCAATTGGATCAGATATCGCACATTCTTTTGCAAGTTCTACTAATACCTTAACTTGTGGATTAGTAATATCAAACATACCAGTCATAATAATCTCAATCTTATTTGTTTATTTAGTATACTATCATTATGAATCATTGTCAACTATTATTGTTTCGTTTGCACGAAACAACTCTATGGCTAATCGCCATATCGTATTTTGTCTTCTTAATAATGATTTAATATAATTTCATGTAGATCATTTCAGTCAGACGGAACCTTCACAGGTCCCATCTAACTTTTGGATAACTTCATGTGAGTCGTATCCAGCCATAGACTTTGGAAACAGGTATTTTAAATGCATCTCCAAGGACTCTAGTCTTTTCCTTACCTGCACTGACATAGCACGTATGCTATCTATAACCTCGTTCCTAGGTGTTATAGTGTTTAGGAGATGTTTGCTTGACGCAAAGGGGTGAACACGCTACTCCACCGGCAACGAGCTTTACCTCGGCAGGATTTTAGCGAGTCGAGCTGCCTCGACCAAATGGGGTTCTGATGTGCCTAGAGAGTGCCTAATCGTTTACTATATTTGGTGTGATAGCGTCAACAGTATTGATTACTGTTTTGCCAGCATATATTACTGTACTAGCAGTAACGTCTACTATTGCTATTGCTGTAGAACATCCTGTTAGTACAAGTGCTAGCAGACTAATCCCACAAATTCTCAAAATATTTTCCAAACAATCTAAACCCGTTTGAAATACGTTCTTGGTATTTCTTGCGCCCTTCCCAATCATATACTTTGGTGTGATTAGGACCGTCAATCATTTGGCTCATGCCGCCTTCAAGTGTCTTCCACTGTAGATCACTTCCTCCAGTTTCAAACTGTTCTTCCCAACGGTCGTCGCCTACCTTAGTTTCAAAAGCAAAGATCATTTCGTTCAGCACCCAGTCCCAGCGTTCGAAATGTTTGTTGTCAACTTCACCTTGGTTTTTCTGCTCCTTGGTAAGTTTCTTGCCATGTAGTTCTTTGGGCACATCCTTCGAGTCAACATAAGGAGCACCGTGTTTAGTTGCTTTTAGTTGTACAAGCATAGGTAGGATGATGTAGCCAAGAGTATGATCCATACTCCAAGTATCCCATCGATCTATGCGTACCTCAATTGTACGATGCTGCTTGCTGTGAATCCAACTCAACAACTTTGATAATAAAGTGGTGTGACGCTCACGATTCCAGCTGGTAATATCACCTACTTTTGCGTCGGGCTCTACGCTGCCGTGTGCTAACCATTCACCAAAGTTGTGCACCCAGCCAGGTTTGCTTTTTATACCGTATTCGCCTTCTACAGGCTTAGCCCAGAAGCACAATTTTTCTGCTAGTTGGTAGGGTCCAAACCAATTTGTATAGTTTCCAATCTTAATCTTCATAATATTCTTCCGTTTCAATATCAATTCTTAACTTACCGTAAAATTCTAACAAGTTTCGTTGCTCCATCCATATCCACTCGCAAGCGGGTTACAGACTGTTCAGCAACTTTTTCATAATAGATTTTTTCATCATTTGTCAGTGTCGTAAAATTTAAACTCTGAACCTTTGCCACTAGTGTCGTATCCATCATGTCCTTCAATATCAATACCATCATATGTAACACCACCGATCAAACTCCAGCCTTCGATATCGATGTAACTGATTGCAAGTTTTGCAGGATCAAACGGTGCAGTGAGTTCTAAATTGCCTTCAAAGAAGCAACCCTTCTCAGTACTTTGGCCAACAAAGCCCACTGTATTTTCTCTGTCCTCGCGGTCCTCGCACAAGTACTCGTCTGACTCGTCAAATGAAACTCCGGCTTCTTCCAGTGTTGCATAGCCTAAGTTAGACTGCCAGTGCTGTTTACCAACTTCATCAGTTACAGTAATGTAGTTGTGCTCACTTAGCTCACATCCAGATTCGTGTGCAACATCATCACACTCGTGCCAGCTGCCAGGTTCGAACGGTTGCATTTCTTCTGGAACTTCTGCTTGGTCATCGCCGCCGCACGCAAATTCTTCAATGTCAATGTCGTTGTCAACAAAGTACTGATATTGTTCACGGGGCACACTTCCTAAAACAATCTCGCCGCCGTATCCGGACAGCATCAATGTGTATGTGCGTGGTGTGAACTTGAGCGTTTGCATCAGTTCTTCTTTTTGCTTTTTGGTTGCCATAATCAATATTCCTCTGTTTCCACATCAATTCTCAAATTACCGTAAAACTCTAACAAGTCTCGGTTACTCCATTGATCCCACGGCTTAATGTCGTAATGGATGGGCAGGAGTTGCATCAATTTTAAAATTTCAGCAATTGCTAGATTTCTCATTCTTCAACTCCAAAATGTTGTTTCAAGGCGTCGCCGCTCAAGTATGCTTGCACATGGTTCACTGTGTTCAAGCACACCCGGTCAAACTCTGCGTTGGGTTCTGCCATATCCACCAACACACCCATTATGTTGTAACTTTGTTTCCTGTTGAGTTCGGCACATTCTTCAATGAGCAACACTGCAAACTTTTTCAAATAGGTTTCTTCTAACGTATTCGCAAAATCAAACCCATGTAACGGTTTGTACCCCGCCTGTAGAGCAAGTTCTTCAATTCGTTTGTTCATGCCTGTTCTGCCTTATAAACACACCAACTATAAACATGACACTAATCCAAAAAACAGAACCAGGTACGCTAAGAATAGAGAATGATTTACCACGCATAAGACTAATGGCATTTTCAAATGTCCACTTAAAGTACCGGGCACGTAATGAACTAGATTTTTTAACTGCTGGTACAAATGTATGTTGCGCCACCACAGGGTATCCGCGATGGAATGCACGACCGTACCAAGTGTCGTCTAATACTTCTGTACCCCAGCGTTCTAGATCAGCGTATTCTGTTTTTGTCCACAGTCGTTGTTTGGCCAATTCAGTTGCTACAATACAGCGCCCGTTTTTCAGTGGCGGCATTCCTGGTGGCCGCCCGCTATTAGCCCTCGATGCTCGGGCTGCGTCTGATTGGTCACAATGTGTGTTGTACCTGTTATTAAAATTCGCAATAAACTTATCTGTTGACACTTGGTCTGCTGAATATACATCAGTCAGTGCGCCGCGAATTGCTTGATCAAATTCCCCTACATAGGTTAGTGGACTTTGCTTTAAATTAAACTTGATATTATCTGGCATATTAATCTTTTCCTTCTTTTATGTTCTTATTAAACTTCTAATACAATATTAGGGTTCCATCCAGTGTTTTCGCTGTACCCTTCGTTTTCGTAACCTTCTGTTGCATTACTTCATCTCAACTAGGTGCAGGCATATCGTTTATACAATATTTTTCAATTGCTTCCCTAAGTGCAGTCTCTACAAGTTCGTTAAATGTAATATCACGTTCGTGTGCAATTTTCATGTAGACTAACAGATCTGCATCAGGAATTTCAATTGGAACAATAACACGAGTGTCGTAATCTTCACCAGCCTTGATAGCTAACGCCTTTTGGATAAAGTCATCATCAACATCTAGGTCAATCCAGTTAGTACCATCCCACGCCTGCGCGAATTTATCAACTCCTGTGTATTCAGGATTGACCACACGATACGCACGGTTATTCTTAAAGTCGCAGGCTTCTACACAGTATACAACGTGTGTTTTATTATCAAAGATGATTTCCATACTGTAACCATCATGCTCGCCATTCCAGGAGCTGAGTGCATATGCATTAGGACTGTAGAGATTATAGATACTGCCTTCAGTGATCCGGTAATCAACTATTTCCATCCATTCTTTAAGTGTAATCATTTTCTACCTTCTTCGTAATCTAAAATTAGTAATGTTAATTTATCTATAGGATCGTTTGTTTCAAACACAGTGGGCGACAATGTTGCTGCAACGTCCATATTCTGCTTGCTAGGATAGTGATGTAAGCAATGGTATGCTTGCTGTCTTATATCTTTAGGTACACGGGGCGTTTTCTTAGGATCGCACAGTTCTTTTAAGAACTGCTCAGTTCGTGTTACAGCATGATAGCGTTCATAAGGTAATGTCATAGTAACTCCATAGCATATTCATAGTTTACTGACATTGAGTTAACTTGTAGTACTGTTGCACCGTTTGCTAAATGGAACTTACGAGCCATTTCAGTTTGCGGGCTTAGTGTTACATAACGCTTAACTGGCTTAGTTTCTTTGATATGCTTGGCTACAGTTAGCACCATATCACGTCCTGCACCTTTGGCATAACTCCACACCGTGTAGAAGACTGCAATGTAACCGTCGTCACAACTCAACCGATCTAACTCACCTTCGTCCTTGGGCACTTCTTTCGTATACGCAACACAAATCATTGCTCGTAGTTCGCCTTCTTCATCTTCAAGAGCATACACTTCACGACCGTTGCTAATACGCCACACCATTTGCAAGTGCGGACGCACTGGATCATCCTTGATAAAGTTCAAGTAGTGATCCGTTTTTGCGTTGATTAATGTCATTAGAAATTGTTGTTAAATGCTACAGGCGTTTTTGTCAGCCCGGTAATAAGCTGATAGTTGTCCCACGCTTTTTGTTGTGCAGGTGTCATCTCATTTTGCGGAACTACACAGTCTAGCCAGTAATAGTTCAAGCGGTAAGTGGCGCAAGCACCAAACTGTCGCGGTTGGTGCAGTTTGCCTGAGTTGTATAACTCTAGTGTAACGTCACGGAACTTCTGCTCATCTTCAACAAGGTAATCTATCCATTCGGGATTGCTGTACGGACTACCAAACGTTTGACCGCCGCCATATCCTTCCCAAATACCAAGCCACTGCTCGTCGTTACGCGGATCAAAATCTGTGCGAGCAACAATTACCAGCACATCTCGTAATGCTACCTTACCATCAACAATGTCGCGAATACAACGACTGTAACTTAATCCAATTTTCATTTTAAGCTCCTTATTAATATAATATTAACTTAATTATAACAGATATTTTCTAATGTGTCAACTATTAATTAACGTAGTTTGGAAATTGTTGTGCAAATGTAAGAGCTTGTTCTTCTAGTTCGAAATGAAATGTATGCTCATATACATCTGTGTAGGTTGTAAAACTCCATTGATGGCGTTCTACATTACGTTTGCACCAAGTTTTACCTTGTACATCTAGATCGCTGTGAAGCCGGACAATAAAGCCCGGCTTCCAGCTGTTCTTATGATCGGATTGTTCTTGCGGGGTCATTAGTGAAGCCTTGGTTGATCTTCGTGTTCTTTAGCATTAGGATTAATATTGAAATATCGACTGCATAATGCTACAATGCTTTCTGGAATTTCATCTGCATCATCTGCGCCATCTGGAATAAAAATTCCCTTTAGTTCACCGTCTTTACTAACAATTAATCCGTAATCATCTTTAGTTAGGGAATCGTCGAAACTTACTTGTGCGGATCTTTTATGATTTGACATTCTATTCTCCTTATGGTAAAATCATTTACTCTGGGGCATATTCGTGTTTTACAAATTTGCCATCTTGGATCTTAAATACGTCTACTGAACCGCTAGTACGAATGTACTCACGGCCACCGTCAATCATTTTCTCACCTACTACCTTGTAATCATGATGTGATTGACTGTAGTAGTATTTACCATCTACGTCAATCATACCAAACTCTAAACCTTCAACTTGGTCTGCAGCGCAAATCATTACACCGCCATGGTTAAAATTAATGAACATCCCAAAATAACGGTTGCCAAACTCAGGATGAGGAGTTTGCCTATAGAAAATATCAACAGGGCGATCGCTAGCGTTAAGGTCAGTTGTACAGATATACGTGATAGGGACTTGGTCCTTCTCTTGGTAGTGTTTGATTACTTTCTTTGTGTCAAATAATGGATAATGTTGAATGTTCATACTGTTAACTCGAAGTGGAATGCTTGTTTACTATCTTTGAAGTAATAGTTAGCATCAAGATGTTGGCCTCTTGGATATGTAATTTCAAATTCAAAATCATAGTCTTTATTAGCAAGCCATGTTAGTAGCTTGCTTCCTATATGGCTGTCAAATTCGGACTTGTTATACTCTCGAGTTACTTTGTATTGATACGCTTTATCAATTTGTTTCATTCTTGTGCTGCCTTCTCAATGTACATTTGATGCATCAGCATTTTGGCTGCTTCTGCAACTGCCATAAATTCTTCATAGTCCATTTGAACTTTTCCGGGTTTATTACTGTCGTCTTGTTGCTCAATAGTAAGGAACGGTCCGCCTGATTCATCATTTATACTAACATAGGTGTTGCCTTCTCCAAAAATTGGATTTGCATCCTCAAGATGTATCGAAACTTGCAAAATAGTTGTTTTATATGTAGTCATCATCTATTCCTTTTAATACGGTACTTCTTCATCGTACGATTGTGTTATTGGATCATGTAACAATTTCCAAGTTACATATTTGCTTCGACGCTGGTCTTTGTTAGCACACCAGTCTTCAACAGCAGCATAACTACCCATTGCAGCACTAGGACAAGTATTAACAACTACTGCTGCAATTTCTCCAATAGCAGGCTTGTTCCAATGATCAGCTTGTCCAACTGCACCAAATAAGTCCCCAGCAAGTACTGCTGTAGTAAAGCCGCCAGGCTGATATCCACGCATCAGATAGTGTTCAAGAGTCTGAGCAAGACTGCTGTTGCGTAGATTCCAATTATGATAATATTTAGATGACATTTTAAACTCGCTTGTTGCTTCCTATAGTATATTATAAGCTAAATGCGAACGTTTGTCAAGAGAAAAGGGTCTGACCCTATTCCTTTTCAAAGTTTTCCCAATCTCCACCAGGCACCAATACCCAGCCGAGACGTTGGAGATCCGATCTGATTTCGTCAGTAACATATCCTTCAGGTACATAACCTTTAGTTCTGTCAGCATCGCCGTTGCCCAATCCATCGCCTATGCCCGAGCAGTACCAATTAATATAGTCACCTTCCTGTCGCATGTTGGCTACAATACCTCCGGCGCTGCGCCACGAAGCTCCCCAAGTCTCTTCTTTTAATATTAGAATAACATCTAGTTTTTGAAAGTCATTATTACAAATGGCTGCATAAACATTTTGAGCATAACCTTCTCTAGCACGAGCCTTGGCAAGGAACCAATCTGTTGAGCGCATGTCATATTCCATATTGTTCCGTTGCCACTCAGGATCAGCTTCTTGTTCGGCCGCAGACACATTCCAGCTTTCGTAATAGTCAACCATGGATTGAGTGTCTGGATCATTGTCCGGAGTCCGTCCCTCTTCGGCACGTCGTTCGAGAAACTTTTCTTTTTGGAAAGAGTTACGATTAGGGCTTTTTGAAATTTTGGACATCATTTACTGCTTTCTTTAGTGTTTCGGCATAGTTAAGAGCTGCTTGCTCGGATAACACAATACTAGTTTCAAAATCAGCGTGACCTTTAGTCAACAACTGCCAAACATGTGACCACCGTGACATAGACCAAAAGTTAGTTCGTGTCCGTGTATAAACCGTGACAGACACTGCGCAATCATCTGCTTCGATGTCTATTGTGTGAGTGCAATCGTCATCGCCGCAGCCACATACAGCTTTATACATCCTCGATGCACCCCAATCTTTGATTAAAAGAATGCCTTCTGCTGGTGTTTGTGCTTTCATTTGTAGATTTCTTTTGTTTCTATATAGTTATTATAGCATATTATACACGCACGTCAACCTCTTTTTTGGATGCAATCGCTGTATTTTATCATAAAGAATGTACGTTTTGATTCACTGTAGAAGTCCAGCATAACGCAGTTCTTACTGTGGTCGCCACGTTTGCCTATGCTGTCGTCCCAGTCTTTATATTCACGATTAGTAAATCCTAACTTTGCTTGCATACGACTGCGTATCAACATTACACTGCGGGGATAGTCTTGGCAAAGTTGTTGATAGAGGTTGTTCCACTGCGAGTGACTGAGTTCGATTGGTTTGCTCATCGTCTCTAACTTTCTTTGCAATAGTTTTATGAATACCGGGGTTTACTCGCAATACATGAGGCATCATCTCATGTCTAATATAGTTACGAGTGTAGCATACATCTGTGTTGCTGTCATCCTCAATGTAGGGTACATTGTTTAGACTTGCCCAAAGTTTTAGATCACGCTTGCGAGTGAGGCGAAACGGACGCAGGATTCTATCGTTACGACTGTAGGGGATAATCTTAGCTTGTCCGTGCATGCTGCTCCACACCCAAGTTTCTACACAGTCGTCTAGATGATGTGCTGTAATAACCTGTCGCTCAGTACAACGTTCTAACCAATCATACCGAATCCAACGCCAGTATTCTTCTTGGCTTTCATCTGCGTTCTTTTTGCGACTTAGATATAGACCGTTCATTAAAAATTTAATGTCGTTGTCTGCACAATAGTTGCCTACAAACTCTAGAGCCTTATGACCGTGTGTAGTACCGTGGTTAAAGTGCAACACAAACACATCATGGTTTCGTCTTAGAAAGTCAACAGCCGCCATACTGTCTACGCCGCCACTACAGGCAACGTATACTTCTCGCGGCAATTTACCTTGCAGCTTGATCATGTTCTTCAACTCCAAAATGTTCTAATTTATCATTCAATAGATTCCAACTAACGCTACCAACTACAAACATATCACGACATTCCGCCACAATCAACTCGGCGAACTTTTCCTCATCAAAATCAACATCAAGCAGTTCGCCATTGATGCCGTATGATTTGAGTTGGCATTGCTCAGCAAGTAGTTTAATTCGTTCGTTCATGGTTGAAAGTTGTCCCTTCCAATGGTATGCTTGGTTGCTTCAGCCAACGTTGACTGCAATATCAGAATCTCTTTGGCTGCTTCGTCTAGTAGATCAGCAAGTCTATCAGTCTTGCCTTCTGCAACACTCTTGCGGTGTGCAATTTGTCTACGGATCTCTGCACGTTTTTTCAGACGGAATACCAGACTCTGTTGTTCAATGGGCAAATTGCTTTCGTCAATCATAGTTCTTCTCCCAAATGTTGTTTTAGCGGCTCAGCATTTTATCAGCACGATTTGCAGCATCTAGTCGCTGTTCATCAGTAAGCTCGTCACAACGACTGCTGTGATCTGGTGCTCGCAACCATTGCACAGTGCCGCCACGCGGACCAGACGTATTCCCCACTGAACGAAACACAGCCCAAGTACCAAACACCATGCTGATGATGGCAATGTGCCCAATCATGTTGTAACCAATTGTAAGCAATTCACCAATGTAAATACCAAACGCCAAACTCCAAAAACAGCCCAGTATGATGCTGGCAAAGTATTTGATGTGTGCAGGAGTATGCCTAAGGGGGTTTATGTTAGGGTTCATGATGTTCCACGAAGAACGACTCACCAACCAAAAGAATTTGAGTATACTAAACATAGTAGTCCTGTTTGTTATTAACAGTATTAATTATAACACAATCTGAATAACTTGTCAATTGGGGTATACAGGATGTGTTGTTCAAAATCAGCAAGGGTGGGCTCAGTGGTCAGAATGTTGTACTCTGTAATGCTGCAGGACATCCGGTTTGCGTGATGAATAGTTGTCTATTCGACCATTGCTATAAGAATATTTACAACCCAGAGCATTACTAATACTTCAATTACCACGTTCTTCTCCCCAGCAGTAACCCTTACCAACGATGCCCGCTTGCAGGTATGTGTTGTTGATATACTCGAGTGTTATTTCACAGGTCCGTTGACTGGTAAACTGGTCCATAAGAACCGGCTTGTTAAAGTACGCATTATTTGGTACTGAAAACGAATATACTAAAATCCATGTTATCATTCTTCAACTCCGAAATGTTCTAATTTATCATTTAATAGATTCCAACTAACGCTACCAACTACAAACATATCACGACATTCCGCCACAATCAACTGGGAGAACTTTTCAACAAACTTTCCGTATGTGGTAAAGTCTTTTGTGTATAGTGAATAATCACTATTAACAGTCATGCCAGCCTGCTCAGCAAGTAGTTTAATTCGTTCGTTCATGGTTGATACTCCAGTTTAATGCATTTCCAACTATGGCGTTTTGCCCACCACATATTGTATACTGCCATGATTATACTTCCACCTGCATATATCTGCAACCAGTTATATTGTCCATCAACAGGACCATCCCAAATATTCACTTCATATCTCCAGCCCATTTTGTCCTCTGCGATCGTTTCAGTATCATGCTGTAGTGATTTGGGTGTTTCGTTCATAATTTTATTTTCAAATAGATCATCGTGTATACCCCATTGTCGGCAACACACACAATCAGGATCATAGTCAGGACATCTTGGCCCCCATATTGTTTTAGTATACAGCCAACTTATAAAGTTGTCAAGCATCATTATTACCAATCACTTTCGTCAGTGATAGACACTTTAAATGAACCTTCAACATCTTTGTGAGTTACATTAAATGTTGCAGTAAGAATGCTACCAATACCAGAACAGGATTCTGATACTAATTCAACACTGTTCCACTGGTCAGATTCGTTGATTTTCTCCATCAGTTCGTAGATACGTTTAACTTCTTTAATAGAAAGAATTATTTTATTTTCGTTCATTATTCAACTCCTTTAATTTAGCCTCAACACCCTCAGCAACACCCTTACCGCTACACCATATATCATAGCCTTGATCGTCCTGTGTGTTGTCGTCAACAATCTTTTCCACCTCCTCATCCGTTAGCCCAATCCAAGGCTTCTGTTGTGCTGATGTGTAGAGAGGCGTTGATGTAATTGGATAGCTTTCATCAAAATCCACCCCTACTAAGCCGAATGGGTGTGGGCGATATTCATCAATTAAAACAATCCCTTTGCCGTTAGACTTGATGCCTTCAGTGTTGTCCATTCTGTGCAGCCACGCCACAGGTTTTTTCTTCTCTGCCTGTTTAATGGCTTGGCGTAGGGCTGTTATAGCACCAACATCTGCTTTCTTCTTCCCAAAAATATCTTCCAGCGCACCCAGCGCTAACTTCATTACTTCAATACTCATGTGTTCTTCTCCTGTTTAACATCCGCAAGCCTACCGCTAGGTGGTATTAGGTAGTATAGGATGTGGTCAACAAGTAGTTCGATTTCATGTTGCCCCGACAAGATTGTTGCGCCGCTGACAGATAAGCAGTCAACAAGTGGGTAGCCGTCACCGTCTTTATCTTGCATCCCATGCATCCTGTAGCTACTCAGGGCTTGCTTGATCTTCTCGCCAGCGGCTTCTATGGCATCATCCTCAAGCGCCTGCTTCATCAATTCTTTGTCGGTCATGTAATTTCCCTTGGTACTGACGCGGCGTCAATCTCATCAGCAGCTTCATCTAATAGATCCGCAATACGGTCAGGCTTTCCTTCCACAGCCGCTAGTCTGCCCGGAATTTGTCTACGTATATCTGCCCGCTTACGTAGCCGGAACAGCAAGCTCTGTTCTGCTACAGGCAAATCGCTTTCATCTTTCATACCATCTCCAATTGTTTACGCACCCATGCCAACCGAGTCTGTTCATCCATCTCAGTATATTGTACTATGTTTTCACGGATCTTGTCAATCAATCTATAATACTCTTCGTCAATGTGGTGCTTGATGTCATTCTTCAAATCTACCA